CAACTTATCCGGCATATCCCACCCTTATTCCGTTCGCGGATGACAGGAGTAGGACGTGCCGTGTTGACCGGGCGACTTCTTGGACAACACCGTCCTTGCCGAAGTGGAAGTTTCCACAATTCCCTCGCGATAGAGCGCTTAATGCGCTTTCCCTCGCGATAACCGCACTGTCATCGCTGCAAAGCGGTTTAGACAGGGCAAACTCTCGTAGGTAATACTACATGCTGGAAAAAAGTTTTCAGTGGTTGCTGTTCTTCTGCTGCCTCGCGGCGGCAGTATGGACTTACAACCACCTCGACTCTATCCTTACTCCTCCTCAATGAAAAGGAAAACACCAAATGGTCCAACTCGCTGACATCATCGCGAAAGACAATGCCGCCGTTAACGTGACGTTCGTCGGACTGCAGCCTGCTGCAGGTACCGATAACGCCATCTGGCGAGCAACGGCTAAAGCGACATTCTCGGCCGGGCAACCGTTCATGGTCGTCAAGTCGGGGCGTAACGCCTCGAACACGGCACGGAAGTTGGAAGGGACGATCGGTCTACCGATCTATGACACGACAGTGGCTTCACGCCCTGTCTTCGTCGGGAACATTCCTTTCAATTTCAATGCAACCCTGACCGATGTCATTGCTGACTCGTCGAAGGCTGACTGGGCTAGCTACGTTCAATCGTTGGTTGGTTCCGCTGACTTCAAAGCAATGCTCGTATCGGGGTTCGCTGCGCGTTAAGCGCGGCGTCGTTCGACCATGCTCGACCACTACCTGGATCGAGTGGCTACGCTTACTGCGGTAGCCGGAAGGACACCCTTCGGAGATGCCTACTTAAAGGCGTTGAAGAAAGGGGAATATGGTCAGCTCGTAAAGAGCGTTGATCCGAGTACTTACGACGACGGATTTGTCTACTGGAAGGATAATCTCCTAGCCAGCCTGCTTCGAAAACTCGACGGTCTCCCCCTAGGGAGGGACTTGAAAGCCGAAGCAGCAGATAAGTTCTTCGTTCTGGAACGACTCAATGCGGTCACAAACCGCCGTATGAGAGCTCTCAGTGAACTCCTTGAATGCCCAACCGGGCTCTTAGAGGACGACGAACTGCGCTTAGTGGAATTCATCCACTCTGTGAAAAAAGAGATTTCGAGTATGTTGGGTCCGCTACCCGCGGATCTACAAGGGCGTTTCGGTAAAGGTGCTACCTTCCTTGATAAGCGACACGTATCCATTCCGGATAAGATGTCTGAAAGACCGACGGTCACGTCTGAAGCACGCTGTCTGATCCCCGGTTGGGGCAGCACGTGGTGGGCTCGAGCCCTTTGTTCAGACTTTCCGGATCGCTCAGAACCGATGACTATACGCGGTAACCGTTTCAGTACGGTCGCCAAAGACAGCACCAAACGGCGCGGGATCTGTATAGAACCAT